TACAAAACTTCGTCCAGTATCAGGTTGTTGATTGTTGGTTCCAATAATATCTGCCATATGACTTCGAATACTTAGTCTAATTTATAAGTAATCAATGTTTTTTGTAAATTTTTGAATAAGTATTCAAAATTATATGGCGAATACATATATTCACACGTTACCAGACACAATTGCAAGCGATCCTAATTCTTATACAATATTGGATTTTAAAAATCAATATGATCAATATGTAACAGGAAAATTGTCTTTAAGTGCTTTATCTGAATATACAATTGACGCATATGTTGCAAGTCCAGAACACCAAAGAGATGTTGTTTCTACAAATTGGGTTAATTCAAATTCCGCCAATATGGTTGTTAATACATTAACTATTAACAACAGTGCGGATATTTTTAATTTTAATCCATTTAGAATTTTTACAAATACAAACGATACAGTAACATTTTTTTCTAAAAACTTTTCAAATGGTACTTTTGCTAGAAATGAAATATTTCTTCAAAATGATTTATTTGCCAGTACACATTTGGGCATTTTAGGATCAAATCATACACAAACAACTTGGACTATTTCCGAAGGAAAAGAAGACAGTTATCTTTATTCTTTAAATGGTGATTTAGTTATTGGTGCAAATACACCAAATAAAAATATTATACTATATACGGGAGGTCCATTTGCAGGAAATGAAAGAATCGTTATTTTTGGTGACGGTTCCCAAAAAATAGGATTGTTTACAGCATCCCCAAATGAAAATCTTACCGTAGCAGGAAATATTTCTTCACAAGGTATCATATATGATGAAAACGGAAATAGTAATGATTGGAACTCATCATATAGCTATGCAATTACCAATAGTGGATTTAATAACGATGCTCGCTCTTTTATTAACAATATAAGTTCTAATTTGGTCTTAAAAACAGGAAGTTTAGTTACCGGATCAATTTTTACAACTAATACATTAACCGCAAATTTTAATACAGACGAGTTTGTAACAAAAAGATATGTTGATGCTGTTGCATTAGAATCGACAATTTCAGGAAACTTTGTTCCTTCTTTATATTATACAAAAACCAACGTTGATGATTTATTAAATAATCCAAATTCGGTTTATAGTACATGGAATTCAACAAGTTCTTTAGAATTGCAATCAAGATTATTTGTAAACAGTAATAGTGCAAAATTAATTGATTTAAATACTTTGGTTTTCAATAATTCTAGTTCATGGAATTCTGTTTATTCTTATGTAAACCAAGCAAGTTCCAACGAAGAAAATCAACAAGAAGTTGTTTCTTTTATTTTAAATAACAGTTCAAATATTTTAAATGTTAATACAACAGTTAATGTATTAAGCACTAATTGGAATTCTGTTTATAGTCAAACCAATTCAACAAGCAGTTCGGAATTAGAAGTAAGAACATTTGTTAATAATAATAGTTCTAATCAATCACAAGCATTTTCATATGTTTCAACAAACAGCGCAAAAATTAATGATACTGTTACTTCATGGAATATAAACAGTGGAGTTAATATTAACACTAATACATTTGTTCAACTTTTTAGTTCAGGTATTGTTAGCACAAATAGTAATGTTAATTCTAATTCTGCAAATTGGAACAGTGTTTATAGTTCTTATAACTCCGCAAGTTCAACATTAGCAACTCGAAATTTTGTTCAATCTAATTTTCTACCATTAACTGGTGGAAAAGTTATCGGTCAACTTTTTTCCAATGAATTTGCTGTTGGTAATTCAGTTGCCGTTGGAAATCCTCCAACATTAGGAACAGTTGTTCGTAAAATGGAGATTTTTGATTTTAATGGAAACAGTATTGGTTTTATACCAATATATAACAGTATCACCTAATCAAGAATAAAAAGCAACAGTAATTGGTTGGTCATCTTGTGAAGTAAGAATAACATCACCATTTGATGCCAGTAATGTATATTCGGCAAAGAAATCAACAAGGTCGGTGATTGTTATACCGGAAACACAAGGAAGTTGTATGTCAACTGCTCCACGATAAGAACTAACAAATGGCATACGAGTATCTCTAGTCATTACACTATAACCCGCTTCGTTTTCTATGATGATATCTATAGTTCCTGTACTTTTAGGTATTTGTGGCAAAGTAAAAGCCAAATATTTTTCTTTATAAATAAAGAAAGGTACTTTTAAAGCATAAAATGATGGATTTTTTCCAGCAAGTTTTATATTAGCAGAAAATGGATCATAAAAAGTTACTCCATCAAACATTAATGGATTATTGGAACTTAGATAAACTCCTCTTATATCAAAAAAACTTTCACCTCTAACCAAAAAATTAAAATTTTGTATAGCTGTTAATGTTTGATTGTAAACACTCAAAAAATAAGGTTTTACATCTTTAATTTTTGGTTTTGCATATATAAAAAGTCGATCCATTATTAATATTTATATGATTCAAATATTTTTTATGGTATTCAACGAATAAATATTTGAAGTAAATAATATTTAATGAATCCTGTTATCCCAAATCGCTTTCACGGAAGTACTACTTTTAATTCAAAAATAAAAAGTTATAATCATCTCGCTCAAAGAATTAGAAGAACTTTGGGAGAGCCTTTGGTTGAAATTGAAATTAGTAGTGAACAAATTTATGAGATTATAGATATTGCTTTGGAATATTTTACAAAGTTTGCAGGAGAAACAGAAGAATATTTGATTTTTCGTTCTGATTTATATCAAAAAGGTTATGGGTTGGATATCGGAAAACTTTTAAATGTTTCTCCAGAAATGTACAATACGTCTGTTAGCGGCTTGAGTGGTGGATGGGATTATGATTTTGATAACTATCGTAAAGTTATTGATGTTTTTTCTTATTCAGAAGGAAATAATTCAGGAGTCAATACATTGTTCACTATCGAACATACAATAGCCCAACAAGCATATTTCGGTCATTTGCTTGGTAATGTAGGTTATGATTTGATTACATGGAACGTTTTGAAAAATTGGTTAGATACTAGAGAAAAGGTTTTAGGTATGATGCCATATTTAAGATTTGATCCTGATACTCAAATTTTAAAAATTATTCCAGAGCCAAATCAGAGTCAAATATATTATGGTTTAGTTGGATGTAAAATGCAAAAACCAATTAAAGATTTGGTTTCTCAACTTTGGGTTTATAGATACTCTCTCGCATTAGCAAAAATTACAATCGGTCATGTTAGAGGAAAATACAGCGGCACAAATCTTTTTGGTGGTCAGACGGTAAATGCTTCCGATCTTTTAAGACAAGGTGAAAAAGAAAAAGATGAATTGGAAAAAGAAATTATGTCTGATCTTGTCGATAGATCTCCAACAAGATTTTTTATCGGCTAATGAATGAACAAAACATTAGGTAAAAAAAATTCAAATTTTGTTCAAGGAATTTTTAAACCAAAAAATCCCAATAAATATTATGGGAAAGGTGATATAGTTTATCGTTCTATGTTGGAACTAAAAGCTTTCCGATATTTGGACAATAATCCAAATGTTTTATCTTGGTCTTCAGAATCCGTTGTTATACCATATGAATCTCCTGCGGATGGAAGAATGCATAGATACTTTGTTGATCTAGTTGCTAAATTAAAAACAAAAGAAGGAACAATTAAAAAATTATTAATTGAAGTAAAACCTGAAAAACAAACCAAACCACCAACAGTTACTCCCAGAAAAAAACAAAAGACAATTTTATATGAAAAATATCAATATGCAGTCAATCTTGCGAAGTGGGAAGCAGCCCAATCATGGTGTAAAACAAAGGGTTACACATTTTTAATTTTAAATGAAAAACATTTAAATTGAATAGGAAAAGAGTAAGTAATAATCAGAGCGATATATGAGCACAGTTTATAATCTATTAGTTGAATCACCAAGTTATGAATTGAAATATTTGGTCGAGGAAAAAAATAGAAATTCACCTTCAAGTGTTTGGCTTCATGGTCCAATGTTAATGGGCAATAAACCAAACAGAAATAATAGAGTTTATCCACTTGAAGAAATGGTAAAAGAAGTTGATCGTTATACTAACGAAATGATCAAGAGTAGTCGTGCTACTGGAGAACTTAACCATCCAACAACACCAGAAGTCAATCTTGAAAGAGCCTGTCATATGGTAACAGAACTAAAACAAGATGGTGATATTTTTGTTGGAAAATCAAAAGTATTATCAACACCAATGGGACAAGTCGTTCGTTCTTTGATGTTAGATGGTGTAAAATTAGGTGTATCTTCTCGCGCTCTTGGAAGAGTTGATGATAAAAATGGAATTGGTCATGTGTCTGACTTTAGATTAGTTGCTATAGACGTTGTTGCTGATCCATCGGTTCCAACAGCATTTGTTAACGGTATATTAGAATCTAAAAAATGGGTTCTCGCAGACAATGGAGAATTTGAACCTTTTTATGAACAATTGGAAAGAAAAATTTCTAACCTTCCTTCACATGGGAAAAAAGAATTTTTGAAAGAATGCATCATGGATTTTATTGGTGCTTTAAAAACTTTATAATATTGGTTTAAAATAAAGATAAATATTATATATCACTATGCAGTCTAATAAGAAATCAAAAACTGAAAAGAAAAAAGGGGCCAAGATCAAAGCTGCTCCAAAAAAGAAAGAAGAAGTTTCTGAAGAAAGTTTTTCACAAGTTAAAAAACTTATTTCGAAATTTTTAACAAGTTTGTGTGAAAAAAATTATTCCAATGCACACAAAGATTTAGAACAAGTTATCGAAGCTAAAGTAAAACATCAAATCGGTAAAGTAGCAAAAGATAACAAAAACAAAAAAAATAACAAAAAAGGATCTGAATAAAGATAAGTTATAATATAGGAATATGAACATCAAAGCCATTTTAGAAAAACTTGACAAAGAAGTGCTTTCCGAGGAAGCAGCAACAGAAATTGCTGAAGCATTTGAAACCGCTGTAAAAGAAAAAGCAGAATCAAGAGTCAAACTCGAAGTTGAAAGTGCTCTTTCTAAACAAGACGAAGAACACGCAGGTAAACTTCAAAAACTTTTAGAGGCTATTGATACCGATCATACATCCAAACTCGAAAAGGTTGTCAACACAATTGTTGAAAATCATACAGAAAAATTAAATCAAATCGCATCTTACTATAAAAAAGCTTTGAATGAGAAAGCATCAGCTTTCTCCGAAAAAATCGTAACCGAACTCAGTAACTATTTGGATCTTTATTTAGAAAAAATCATGCCACAAGAACAACTCAATGAAGCTGTTCAAAATGTCGAAGCTCGTCATAAATTAAATGCTATTCGTGAAATGATTGGATTTGATAAAGATTATTTCGATGCAAGTATCAAAGAATCTATTTCTTCTGGTAAGAAAAAAATTGATGAATTATCCGAAAAGCTCAATGAGTCTTATAAAGAAAATGAAGCATTATTGGAAAAAATTCAAAAAGTAGAAGCACATTCCATTTTGGAAGAAAAAACAAAAGGAATGCCTTCTTCTAAAAAAGAATTTATTGTTAAGTTATTGAACGACAAGTCAAGCTCTTACATTCAAGAGAATTTTAACTATGTTGTTGAGATGTTCGAACGTAGCGAAGAAGAAGCTACAACTGAACTTGTTAGCGAAGCAAAGCAAAAGGCTGTAAGTCGTGATGCTAAGGTTCCTACACAAGAAGTTGTAACTGAAGAAACTACTTCTAATCAAGGCTCAAGTCTTGTTAGCGAATATCTGAATGAGTTAAATAGAAAGTAAATCTTTCTTTTTAATTCTGTATTCTATCCATAGGAGAACAAAATATGAAAAACGTTAATCCAGCCACAGGCTATATTGACCGTTCTCGCGCTCAACAGCTTGTTGAAAAATGGGCACCAGTTCTCGATTACACTTCCGATAAGGTTTCTGCAATCGAAGACGAACATGCTCGTTTAACAACAGCTATCTTGATGGAAAACCAAGAAAGATGGTGCATCGAAGAAGCAGGTAACACTGCTGGTTCAGGGGGTGCTTTTGGCACACCAGGAACCGCTCTTTACTCACCATCCAACAACGTTGTAACATCAGGAGACAGATATGCTGCAAACGATAGTCGCTTACCTAAGATTCTTATCCCAATGGTTCGCCGTACTTTCCCAGAGCTTATCACAAACGAGATCGTCGGTGTACAGCCAATGAGTGGTCCAGTAGGTTTAGCATTTGCATTGCGTTATCGCTATGAAACAGACAGTCTCGGAGCTAACGGACTCGACGGTTATGCAACAGGTTCAACAACAGTTGGAACTGAAGGTGTACCTCGTCAGTCAGATGGCTCAGAGATCGGATACAATTACCTTGACACTCGTTTCACAGGAACAAGTTCAAACTACCTCTCAGGAAACACTGATTTCTCAATGGAACAGTCCGACAGAGGTGTTGCAAAACTTCTCAGTGATTTCGAATTAACAGGTAACATTCCACAAGTCACAGTAGAATTCAGCAAAACAGCAGTCGAAGCTGGCACACGCCGTCTCGCCGCTCGCTGGAGTGTTGAACTCGAACAAGACTTGAAGAACATGAACGGACTCGACATCGATTCTGAATTAACAAACGCCATGAGCTATGAAATTCAGGCCGAAATTGACCGCGAAATGATCATGAGAATGGTCCAAGTCTGTCTCAATGCACAAAAAGGAACAGGATATTCATTCTGGTATGCTGCATCGGCTGACGCACGTTGGCTCGGTGAAAGAAACCGCGACTTCTATAGCAAGATCATTGTTGAAGCAAATCGTATTGCCATCCGCAACCGCAGAGGCAGTGCTAACTTCATCATCGCCACACCTCGCGTGTGTGCAATTCTTGAGATGTTGCCTGAGTTTCAATGGATGCCAGTAAACGGAAACGTAAACACTCAACCAACAGGCATTGCCAAAGTTGGAACATTGGGTGGCCGCTTCACCGTTTATCGTGATACACGTACTGATGCCCAATTCCTCGCAGGACAAAGAAATGCCGCTCTGGAATACGCTCTGTTAGGTTACAAAGGAACTGAATACTATGACACAGGTATCGTATACTGCCCATACATCCCAGTTATGATCCAACGCACAATTGGTCCTAATGACTTCTCGCCAAGAGTAGGTCTTATGACCCGTTACGGTGTTGTCGATCATATCTTTGGTGCTAATCTGTATTACCACCTTATCATCGTATCAGGACTCGGAACAGCTAATGTCGCTCAAGACAATGGCCGTCTCTATCTGTAATCGTAAAGATCGCTCACAAAAAAACCCAACCATCGAAAGGTGGTTGGGTTTTTTATTTAAAAATAAAAAAAATTATTGAGTAATTTCTTTTATAAATTGATCAATGATTGCTTCATTGTTTAGTTTTCCGTAACGAGCAGGAAATTTTTTTCTGAAAAAATTTGTAAAAGCAGGGTTATTTTGGGATTTAATTTCTTTTAAA